GCTGCGATCTCGTCCTTGCTGGGTTCCCGGGAAGGGAGGCAAGACTTGATCCAGAGCCAGACCCATGAGAGACGGCCCATGAGAGACGGCCCATGATCCATTTCGCATAATGTATATTATGTTAAACGCAGGACGGTACTACCTGGGCCTGCTTAAGCTGGTGCTGGCATCGCTCTTGCCTCTCCGTGGTTCCAAGGACAAAGCGAGCATTGATGCATGTGCCAGTACCTGACCGGCCCCTTCGCGGGCTGGAGCGTCAGAGGCAACTACCTAGTCAGCCCTGACGGCGACCGCATGACCCCCGAACGGATTGCCGGGCTGGCATGGCGCGATCAGATGGAACTCAGGGTGGCCGGGTTCGCTTCCCGGCGCAAGGCCGAGGCCGGACAGCGAAAAGCCGGTCAGCGCCAGATGGTCAAGGTCGTCGTCGTAGACCTGGGCGACTTCCGAGACCGGCACTTCGGACGGTCTGCGGGCTGAGAGCGTCTCCATAGGGGCGCCGCCCCTACACCCCGGCTAGAATGCCCGCAGGATGCAATCTAGGGGGATTCATGGACAGAGAACGGCAAGAGCCGACATTCAGCGCGCCGGACGTGACGGACCTTCAATTTCGCAGCGACCGGGTTCGTCATGTAGGCCGGCAGACCAGCGGCCTGCCTTGGGGACCAATCGTCGGGGGCGTCATAGCCGCCATTCTCATCATCATGGGCTTGATCGAATGGAATGCCCGCAGGCAGGCAGCAGCGATTACGGCGGAGCTAACCCGACCCATGACGAAGGCCGAACAGGCAAAATTCGACGCAGACGTAGCGAAGCTCACCCGGGAAGCGGAGGCGGAAGCTAGGGCGTTCCGCCGATCGATGGAGCAGGCGTTAGACACAATGCCCGCTTACGCAGCACCCAATCCCCTGCGCGCTGGCGAACGGTGCATGAGCGGAAAAAGGCTACAGCGGATTGAGGGTGGCTGGCGGGATGTACCCAACGACCCATGCTAGCCGCCGTCGTAACGATTCTGCGGTGACTCGGGGAACGTGCCCATGGATCGCTGAGGTGCAGGCACGGTTGTGCCGGTAATGCCCGGCGATGGCAGTGGCAAAGGCTCGGCGACGTGCTCAGGCGGATTTGACACAGCGGAGAAATCCCGCTGCGTCTTGTACGGGTTGTAGACAGGGCCGTTGCGGGCAAGGGTGCGGCACTCAGGCTGCGAAAGCTCGTAACGCGTGCCCTGCTCTGTCAGGCACGTGCAAGACGCCTCGGCGCGCTTACCGTGGCCGTCGAGACCTTCCATGCTGGACATGCAGATCAGCTGCGGATCGGTGGTAATGGCGCGCTGGTCGTAGATTGGCGCTGTCCAGGGCATGGTTCCGATCCGGGGCAAATGCGCCTTGGCGTACTCAGCGGTGGATGCGTAGGTCACTGGCCCGCCCGCGCCCGCCCCCGCTTCGCTGGCGGCAGTCACGGGCAGTCCAGCGCCCATCGGTTGTTGGGCGGCAGGAACGGCCGAGTAGTCCTCGATCTTTTTCTGTAGCTGCCATTTGATTGCGAATACAAGCGCGATGACTACGACGAGGGCAACGACCAGCCAGCGCATCCACATGGGCATGCTTCGCTTTGTCGTGACGAGCGTGGTGCTGGTGTAGTAGTCAAAAACGTACTTAGGTCGCACCCAATCGATCACGTCGGTGCACTTGACCTGCACGTTGGTTTGATACTGATTCCAGCGCTTGAGCTTTGTTTTGCTGCGCATGATCGACGTCTGCCGGACATGCACATGCTCTTCGTACAGGCCACGCAGAAATGGATCAAGCTGCAATCCTTGCTGCGCGATCATGATGAAGTCAAAGCCACGATGCCGGTGTGTAGCCATAGCCTGCACATGCGGAGGCACGGCAGCACCCGGATTGCGGTTCGGGAAAACCGTGTAGCACTCATCCAGCAGGACGACAGCGCCGTCAGGTAGCTGCTCCCACTTCTTGGGTTCTTCGACGTACGTCCACCCTGCCTTGGCGTAGTCGAGGTCCTTTACGCCGTGAGCAAAGATTGCCCTCCCCTCCTTCTGGAACTTGAAGGCCTTGTCCAACGCGTATGCAGTCTTACCGTGTCCTGGCTGGCCGGTGACGAGATAGAGCGCCATTACTTGCTCCCCAGCTTGCTAAGGACGGCCTTCTGAGCGCGCCCGGCAATCCATGCCGAGAGGATCATGGTCACGGCCACGCCAATTCCCGTCGCACCCCAGTACGCCTGCAGGACGGGTGGAAGCGCGCCAAACTTCGACTCGACCAGAGATTTGAGCGACGGCATGGCAACCTCATGGGTGATGAAGCCGATGCCAAATGCGAGCAGGACACGGCCGAGAATGCCGGGTAGATACTGGCGCGCAGCCGAGACAAGAAGGGCCACGAGGGCCGCAATGATCTGGGGCATTAGTTACCACCTCGCGCGAGGATGACAGCGGCAGCAACCGCAGCAATGGTGATGATCAGCGCCTTGATCTGCGCGATGTACTGGCAGAAGAAAGGCGGCGGCGTAGAGATGGCAGATATGAAGCCGGAGGTGATCCCATTGCTGCCGCCGGAGGCGAAGCCCATGCATGAGCCTCCGCCGCCGATACCGGACTGATCGAGGTCGGAGACGCTGATCGTCTTTGTGGTCAGCACCTTTAGATCATCGGGCGATGATCCTGCACCGGGATCGGTGGACATGCCAGTGACCTTGGTCCATGCAGGCTGATCGCCGCCGGAGCCACCTTGAGCCAATCTTTCGGTTGCACATGCAGTTCGCCACTGCATAAGGAGGCCGCTGTACTCCAGCGCGTCACACTTCTCGCCCGTGCACACAGGGGGCGTCGTGCATGCGCCACCGGCAATGTTGCGGCTCCTGCGCGTGTTGCAATCGATACGCCACTGGATACGAGCCTGACCGCACATTATGGGAGAGCCGCTGCACGCTGGCGGTGTCTTGCAGTCATCGCCACCGGAGAACTCATCCTTCTTTTTACCGTCAGGTCCCTCGCCCCCTTCTTCACCTTGGTCGGGCTGGCCGTCGCCGTCGCTGTCCTTTTTACAGGTGCCGTCCTTGCCGCGCACTTCGCCCTGGGCACACTGGCCGTCGCCCGGCAGACACTTCCCGTCGGGCGACTTGATCTGCCCGGCAGGACATTCGTTGTTCTTGTTCTTGCAGGTACCGTCAGGCTGCTGAACCTTCCCCTCAGGGCAAGGCTCTTCAGCGCACTGGCCGAGCGAGTTCTGAGGGCGACCGCCGGGGCACGTGCCCTCAGGCGGTTCGCATACGTTGAGAATCGGATTCCAGTAGTAGCCAGACATTTTCTGGCAGTTGGACTTTTCGTTATCCGGGCAGATGCTGCCGGTAGGCGTGAACGTCATGCTGCTGTCGACGTTGCGTTGCCAGACTGCGTCGCAGTTGTTGCGACAGCCCAAGCTGCCGTTGCTTGCCATGCCACCCGAGTACCACGGACCAACCCCGGTATAGGAAGGCTCCGAGCCACATTTGTTGCTGAAGGCGAATGCGTTGAAGCCAACCCAGCCGGTCGAAGAGCCATTGGCCTTCTTGCCCACGTATGTCAGGTTATATCGGCCATTGCCGTTTCCGAACTCCGTACTTGTGCACTTGCGATCCGTGATAGACGCGCTGCCGTACGTGTCGGGCAGCGGGTTGTACGACTCGCACTCGGACCGCGCTTCCGCTTGACTGCAACCAGCGCCAGTTACGCACCGAATGGCACCAGCGGCGTTGGCAACCTGCGGAAGCGCAATCCCGAATAGCACAATGAAGCCGATCAGGAATATCAGCCATCGAGTGCAAGCCATAGACCCCCCAAGACCCCAATCATCACGAAATAACCGGCGTATGCCATGGCGTATCCCCTGAATAGAAAAAGGGGCGGGTTTCCCCGCCCCTACTGTTGACCTGGCCTTAGCCGCCGGAGGCTTTGCGGCCGGCGCGAATCAGGGCGACGAGACCGCACATTGCGAGAACGGCAGCACCGATCAGGCCCAGTTCGGTCTTGTCCATGCCTTCCGTCGCAGCATTTGCCAGCTCGCCAGCGAAGGCCGGAACGGAAACCATGGCGGTGCTGACGACGGCTGCGGCCTTGATGCTGACGTTGCGGGCCTTGGAGCGCAGGTTGATGCTCTTGTTCATGACTTTCTCTCTCTCGATGGTGTTTAACCGCCTGAGACCCGGCGGGCTTGCCGGATCATGTATCCGACGCCCCACATGCCAGCGATTGCGGCTGACAGTGCGAGGCCTTCGGCAACGTCGATGGGCGGAAGAAGCATCGGCGCTGGTCCATAGAAGGGATGCGCACACTGCCCGGTCGAGGCATCGAAATCCGCCTGTTTGCAGTACAGCGTGAAAACGGTCTCTTCCATGGGAACTCCTCAAAATTACGGTTGCGGCTTGACCGGGGCCGGGCCAGGAGTGGGCGACGGGGTCAGCAGTCGAATACGGCGGCCGAACTCCAGACCGCCGAATTTGTTGTTCTGCAACGAGGTCGGGCACAAGTCGTAGGTCCCGATCTTGTAGGGCTGCTGGTCTTCATCCAGACCAACGGTGAACGGCAGCGGGAAGTCGCCCGGACGGACGATGGCTGCTTTCTGCTCGCGGAAGACCGTTGCGGCCTTGCCTTCGCGTGCGGGGAACGAACGAACGGCGATGTTCTCGCTGATGATTTCAACTTTCATAGTGGGATTACCTTCCAAGCGATAGTCCGGCCGAATGCGAATGTCACTCGCCACGGGGACGACCAGAACTCCCCGGTGAGCCTGTCGAAATAACCGCCCTGGCACTTGCGGATGTCGGCTTCACCGCCGAGCGCTTCGCGTGCAGAGATGGGCGCTTTCCACCACCGCAGTTCGCGGCGGGATTCTTCATTGAGTCCGCCGCAACCGTGCGTGCGGAAACCCTTCGGAAATGCAGCAGCCATGACGCTGCTGAACTTCGATGCGTACTTCGCGAGATACCCAACAGCATTGCGGGCCTTCTCAAACTTGCTGGATCCGTGCGGCCACCACGACCTGTGATCGACGCGGCCGAACCACATGCCCTGCGGCACCCAGACTAGGAGGTGGTAGTGGGGCCATCCGCGCTGGGTGAGCTCGCCCACCCACAGGTAACGGAACACTTGACCCGTGAGCCGTCGGAGCCGAGCGACAGTTCGATTGAAGTGGCCGCGCATGCGTTTAAGTAGCTCGCTAACGTCACGAGGGCCGCTACGGCTTCCGTCTCGGTAGGTGAGCGTGAGCATGTACCAGTTGCCCCGCCTCGATCCTTTCTTCGCTTCTTGGTCATGGAGTCGTGCACTCGTGATAACGGACTTACGCAGCCGTTGCGCCCGCGCTTGCAGCGGGTCGATTTCGATGGAGAGACGACCGGTCTTCGACGCGGTGTCACTTGTTTTGTAATGGACAAGCCCAAGGGCCAGCGCTTCGCGCTGGCCCTCCGGGGTCAACGCGATCGGAGCCGCTGCGAGGTACGATTTGAGCGAAGCACCCGATGCGCGCTTATTGCGCTGCATGGCCGCTGAGGCCATCTCGGTGCGGCGTGCAGAGGCGTGCATCACGCCGATGGCGTCATCAAACGCGGCAAGCTCAGGACGCGGCGTAGGCATCATCCCTTCGAGCTTGATGCGGGCGTTCTTGCCGGTACAGGCAGCACAAAGGCCGCCTGCGAAGAAATAGACGGTAGGCTCGCCGCAGAAGTTGCATTGGCCGCTCATTCGAACGGACCCCGGCCGCTGCGGATATACCTGTAAAGCCAGATAAGTGCCGGGACACACAGGACGAGGATGAAGATCACCGCCGCACCTCGGCTGACGCCTGGGCGGCGAATGCGGTTTCACGAATCAGGCGGGTCGCGTTGTCCTCACGAATGCGGCGGATGGCGGCCTGAAGCCGGGTTAGCCCGAGGGCGAGCGCCATGCAAGCTCCCATCAGACACAGGATGCAGATGACGTCGCTCATGCGAGAATCTCCGCTCGAGCCAAGACGCCATAGGGGGCTACATGGGTGTGAGTAAACGGGGTTTTCGCTATGCGCAATTTGTAGGTGCTGTCGCGGCTGGTGCAGCCATCGGCGTTGCCGGAGTCTTTTTCGCAACAGGCATGTTGAAAGCGCTGGCAGCTGATGCAGCCTCGGGAAACGCTGCTGACTGGTGGGCTGCAGCGGGAACCTGGGTAATTGGCCTTGGTGCTTCGGCGATAGCGGTAATGACGTACATGCATGGAAGAGCGGAAACCACCCGCGTGCGCAGGGCCTACCTTGCAGGTGCTGCTGTTTCCGTGGTCAGTGCAGCGACAACGACCGCGACTATGCAGCGTTTCTTGGAGCCAAGTGATAAAGCAAAAACATGGGGCGACCTTCAGAACCTTGTCGAAACCCTTATGGATGACTGTGCTGAAATCAAGATCGACCCTTCTGCAGCCACGCATGTTCCGTTGGAGGCAATTAGATTCCTCGTCATCATCAACCGACGACTGAGGGGTCTTCGCCATATTTTTGCCACCGGTGTAGAGCTTCAACGCGGGGAAAGGGAGATCTCGAGCGCTATTGGCGAGGAGCAGATCGAATCGATCGCGGAGCTCAGGGACTTTTGTGTTGAGCTCGAATCTGACTGCGATTCTTTCGCGGCTGCGATAAGAGGCGAGCTCGAGCAAATAAAGTAGGTGCGCCATTGGTATCCATCCCCTCCCCTAGCCCCCAGAGGCCCCTCCACGGACTAGAGGAGCCGGGGAGGGGTGCATCCACATGCGTGGATACGGAGCACTGTATAAACGGGCGTGGATGCCAATGTCAACAGGCGTGGATATGACGACCCAAGAAAAATTGATCGAAGGGCTGCGGCAGGCCTTCCCGGCTGAGTCACAGGCAGCGCTGGCCCGGCGTGCAGGGCTAAGCGTTCAGAGGTTCAACAATTACTGCACCGGCATCAGGACGATGGACGTGGACGCGGTGATCGGCTGCGCTCAGGCGTTGGGATGGGACGTGCGAAAGGCAGTCGCAGACCATGAGATTGAGACGGCCCCCACTCCGCGAGTCAAGGCTCTATGGCGAAAGCTCGCGGCAACGGCAATGGTCGTAACGATCGCTGCCGGAATGGCCGCCGTCCCTACTGCCGCAACGGCCTCGACCGGTTCAGCCAAGGCAGGAATGTATATTATGTAAAGACGCTGGTGCCCGCAGCGAAGTACTACGCAGGCCTGCTGAAGCTCCTGCTGGCATCGCTCTTGCCTCTCCGTGGTTCCAAGGACAGAGCGAGCATTCATGCATGTGCCAGCACCTGA